AAAATCCATATCCTGCAACGGACCAGTAACCTGAATAATATCATCGCCCTGATCAAAAGACCTAGCGGCATTAACCATAGACAATTGAAGATTAGGCGTACCTTTAATAAGCTTTGTACGTCTTGCATTACGAGTATTAATCTCAAGAGTGCGATCAATCCATGCCAAACGTGTAGCATAAACTTTAACAATATCAACTTCAGGCGAACGAAGATAATTAGCCCAAATTGGAATTGCTTTCATACGTCTATCTTCATCATCAAGATCCATATGATTCGCAGGAGAATAAGCAGGAACAATTTTATTTCTAAACTGTGCAGGTGCTGTATCAGTATCAGGCTTAAGAAGTGAACCTGGGCCAATAACAGAAAAAGAAACAGGATTATCAAGCATATTTATAAAACCTGTTCCTGTTCCTCTTACTGCAAGAAGTTTATCGTAATCCTTATCCCAATAAACTACTGCAAGCGCATTAAAGAACAAACACATTTCAAGAAAACGTGGATCAATAGATTCCGGAAGACCGTCCCATTTAAATCTATTCACTGCAAGTTCAGTGAGATTACGTTCAAGAAGTTGTGTAATCGCCTGTTCCCTACGTACAGAAGAATTTGTTTGCAATCTACTTTGAAAAATAGAACTATAAAGTTCATCAACGGATGAGCCACGCTTTGCTTTAGACATTAGTAACTGATTCCAGAAATAGGCTCATTATCCGCCCAATCAATATTTCCAATATCATTAGGACTCGACCACACAGTTACACCCTTTTCAAAGATTCCGCGAATAACTTTCTTAAATCCCTCAGGCGCCGCAGAATGAACAAGATAAGTTTCTTGAAGTTTCCAATATGTAAACTTCGTCATCACCATAAATGATTGAGGTATGTTAATAAAAGCATCAACTGCATAACCATAACGTAGCCAATATTCACCAACACGTCTAAGAGCAGCGTTATCAATCAATTTATAATGTAAATAAAGCCCAAATTGATTATTTACAAAATTGAAAATTTCTCCGCCTTGCTGGCCCGAAATTGCAGGTTGAATCATTTGAGCGTCACGTGTTTTTGCAACGACATTAGCAATGGCATTTGCATAATCACCATTAGCCGCAAAATCAGCAAACTTTTTATTCGTGTCAACAATATAATTTGACTGTTGATAATCACGCTGAGTTATATCTCTACTTGTAACAAGACGATTAGCCAAGGCTTGATTATTAGAACCCTCTTGAATATTAGTGTTAATGGCATTAGCCATTGCTTTTACACCGCCATTAAGAGTACCGGCGGCCGCACCAAAGGGATTAAGACCTCCCATAGAACCATTAATTCCACCAGAAACAATATCAGCGGCACCATTAACAAGTGCTTGAGAACTCATTGTCCTATTAGCATTATCAACTTGATTCATATCAAGAACCTGATTAGCACCTGCTTTATAGCGATTCAAATTTGCTGTGCTTCTACCCTGTGCAACAGAAAGATTATTCTGAGTAAGAGCCTTTTGCTGTGACCAGTCAGCAGATGTGTACTGATAGTTAATACTATTACGATTAGATGCAAGATAACCAATTGCCATATTGTTAACAATTGACATAGAGGGCAAATTAAGAATATGGGTTGCCATTTCCATACCCTCAGCATTTACACTATCTTGCCCAAAACCATTATAAGCCTCAGGATAAAAACTAATCTGTGCATTGGGAGGAAGAATAGATGTTCTTTCACGAATAATCGCATTATCATTCTCCCAAAGTTCAGGCTTCAAAACAATTGGATTTGCTGTGAGTGTTGTCAATTCCACAATGCAATAAGGAAAAGTAAGAAATTTCTTCAAACTCTGATAACGCTGAGGAATCTGACTAATAACAAAGTCACGCCAATTTTCAGCAAATGTATATTCAATCGCCTGAGGTGAACGACCAGGAATTGCTGTAGGTCTACCATTTGGTTCCCACACAATATCAGGCCAATAACGGTCAATTGGTGGAACTACGGTAGAAGAAACAATTCCCTGAGTTACCCACGGCTTATCACGCATAGTATTAAGCCAATTACTATATGCCGCTTGAGTAGGGAATGCATATACAGCGGCACCACTTGCCATACCTGCAAATACTCCACCATATGCTGTATAAAGATGAGGGTTAGTAGCATCACCTGGATCTGATTCAAGATCAACAGTAGTCACTACAATAATTGAATAAATTCCTGTATTGTAATCATCGCCTGATGCTTGAGTCAGCGGATAAACATTTGATCCGATAATACGAAGATCGGTTCCAAGATCAAAACCTTCAGGATTCGTAAGATAATCCCGACCCCAATTATTAAAAGCATTTGTATTTGCAATACTAATATGACCACGTTCTACAAAACAATTACCAATAGTCATATCATAAATATACGTTTGCCATACATCTAGCTGAACAATAACTTCAGTAGTATTAGGTGCAATATAATTAGCGTCAAGAATATAATAATAATAATTCTTCGCAATATCTCCATCAATAGGCTGAAGAGGATTAGATGCACGAAGATAATTATACTTAATAACCCTATTGTGAGGAATGTTAACTCTAATAGGCTGTCCCGGCTTTACATAAGACAATTGCTGAATATTCAATGAAGCCGAAGTCAGTGTATTAAGATAATCGTCCAATGCTTTTGAACTAGTAAACTTTACAACATCACGGTAATCATTACCCCACGCCACATTGTAAAGATCAAGAGTTGTGCCAGGCACCCACAATGAATAATCAAAATCATAACCAAATTCATATTGATTAGGTGGTCCTTGAATTGCAGAGGTCATAATATTATTCCTAAGCCTGGCACCAATCAATGCCCATAATAGTACCTCTACCAGACAAACATTTATTAGTAGTAGGCATACTTACAGTAATCTTTACAATATCATTAACAGCAAGTCTTCTATTCAATTTAACAGTTCTTGTTACTGATCCACTCGTACTACATAAACCAAAATCAAAACAAAAATCAGTTCCATTAACATTAATTGACAAACCAGTATTACCTGATCCGCCATTATCAAATGTATAACGTGCATAAATCTCATAAACACCTGCTTGAGTACACGTAAACACACTATTATTAACAGTGAAACCTGCTAATGCTCCATCATCAAGAACATCAAAAATCGCTGTAATATATGCAGCAGTTCCAATTTGCTGTGTATTATTACGATACACAAAATGAGGTCCTGCGCTCCCCGGTCCAGTAGGACCAACCGGACCAACATTACCTTGAGGACCTTGAGCACCATTGGTACCAGGATCACCCTTAGGACCTTGAGGACCAGTAAGACCTACATTACCTTGAGGACCTTGAGCACCATTAGTACCAGGATCACCTTGAGGTCCCTGAGGTCCTGTTATTCCAGGTAATCCCTGAGGACCTTGAGGACCAGTATCACCTTTATTACCCTGAGGACCTTGAGGACCAGTAGGACCATGAGCACCAATAGGTCCTGTAGGACCAATAGGACCGGGAATTCCTTGAGGTCCGGGAGGGCCAACCATTACTGTTCCAGGAGGAACAAAACTAATTGGTTGTCCGAATTCTAATTCAGGTACTGTACCATCTTCAGGAATAAGATCAAGATCAAGAGTTACAACATCGCTATATGCGGAAATGTATTTCTTGTAAAAATAACCATCTTTTGTATCAGTAACAGTTTCAGTAACTCTAACTTCATAATACCAAAATTTAAGTTCTGTTCCGTTAACATCAACAAGTCCAGATTGATCTGTATGAGGAAGTTCTACATTAAGATTTGATCCTGCATCAACATGAACAATAATTGGAATAAGTGTATAAGCGTCACCGGTAGACTTCTCAATAAACTTAACAGCGGGAATAATTTCAAAATCACGCACAACATTAGACTTGTCATGACGTGTCGTATTACCATCAGTAAGTTTAAAGAAAGTTACCATTAAATTATCTTTTCAATTATTGAATGAGTGGGAGTTAATAGTGACATGGGTAAATTAACTCCCACTCAATCTATTGAATTATTATTCAGTTTTGGTGATGGGCCTATCTTAATATTCTAGGGAATATAAGACTTCACCACCTTTTATGTCTGCTTTACTTCTTTGAAGAAGTTGACGATTTAGCAGACGCGTCTTCACCCGTTGGAACAATATCCGTCGCAACATTAGGATTAGGCCACATTGTAATAATGTCACCATTAATAGGAAGTGTTGCACTACCCATAATCTGAGGGGGATATGTATCAACGGCAATACACGTAATATGAACGTGCTGTCCCGGCTCATCCGCACCAATATCAAGAACCCCATTATTGGTAATACGAGTAAACTGAGATGTTTTAGCAGGAGCAACAGCATCAGTTGTTACGATGTAACGTACAGCGTCGTTAACACCACCAACAGGATTGGTAACAGCATTACACATCACGTTGTAAAGTTCTCCACGAAGAACTTCCGTAACAACAGTGGTGGTATCATCCTCAACAGTGATCGGGCCAACAGATTCAACAGGCGTAAGAGTCTCCGAAATAACAGTACTAGGGCGAATGCTGTTAAACATAATTGCCGGGACAAAACGAGAAGCAGAAATAACTTCCCAGTGGTGAAGCCAGTAATTAGTAAACAGTGCAGAGGGATTCTGAATAGCCGTTGTCTCAATACGCTGATCAGCGACTACAAAGAAATTTCTCGTTGTCAAAAGAGCCTGTACTCCATCAATCCCAAAGAAATTTTCAGGAAGAACGGTGCGACGAGAAGGAAATTCAGCCTTAGTAATATTAAAGGCTGCAGCAAGAGCCTCAACATCCATCGCTGCTTCAGCAGAAGCAGTGGTGAAAAGTTCAAGTTCATCAGGTCGTGCCGCAATAGGAAGACCTGCAGGATTGTAAATACGCGAAATGAAAGGAAGAGTATTAGACATTTCACGCAAACGACGAAGCAAAAACTGTGAATCTGCCTGTGTTGATCCCTGTGCCGCAACATCAGGAACATTAATATTAAAGAATCCGCCTGCATTATCGTATTCTTTAAACAGATTGCTCATCAGAAGAAATTCATCCCACTGATCACTCGTCTGCGGCATTGACATAAGATTAGTAATAAACTCGCCAAGACCATTAGAGGTAAGAAAAGCATTACGCAAAAGAGGCTCTTTAACAGTAAGCTTATAACGATCACGTCGATTTACTGTATGATAAGACGCCTGAACTTCAGGTGTCATAGCACCAAAAACTTCCTTTTCTAGTTCATCCCTATCAGGATCATAACTAGTTGCTTCAAGAAGTCCCGCCATAATCTCTTCGATAGTCTCTCCATATTCAAGAGTCCCACGCTTAAACTTAGCAAGAGGGTTTGTCCAGATAGTATTCTGAAAAATAACAAGGCCGATACGATTAACAAGTGCATCAACAAACTGATTCATCAGAGGCTTATAAGTGTAAAGACTCTGAATTACTTGTTGTACATTTGCCTGCGTCGCCTCTGGCACTCGACGCTGATAATCGTAACCGGCTTCATTGCGAACAGCATTAAGCCATTCAACGTTAGTAAGATCATCCCTAAGTGGACGAAGATTTACAACCATTTCTATTCACTTTTCTTTATTAAATTAATGGTCTAGGTAACTAACTTACAAACAGATCATCAATAGTGACGGTGGACGGATCTACCTCAGATTCACCAACAGATGTATCTGTAGGAAGATTAGTACCGCTAGGAATTTGCATGGCAAGATCAAAGTTCTTAGCTTTCTGTGCACGCAGATCATCTGCGGCAACAGTAAGGGCACCATCACGTTCTGTGATAGTGCCCGTAAGTTCAGTAATCTTTGCGTCTCTAATCCCTATTTCATCATTATAAATAGCGTTAAGATCGCGCGCGATCCGCAGAGGGTCAACATCAGTTTGACCCTCAAGAGAATTAATATACTCTTCAAAAGTGGGCATTTATTCCCCATTTAATGCGAGAGGGGATACTGTAACCAGTATCCCCTCTCATTCGTTGGCCGATCAGCAGATCGCCTCAGTAGGTTGCACCCCAATTCTACCAGAATCACGACCCAACGTGTGCATTATTCGGCAGACTGGACAATCGATCTGATAAGCACAACTCTATTCACTTGTCATTAAGTGAGTCTATGCGCGTGAACGTCCAGCGTTACTGCGAGGCTTAGGGGACTCATCCTTTTTCTCGTCAATTGGCGTCACATTCTCTACCTCAACACTACCATTATCCGGCTGAGAATCGGCAGAGTTGTCGTTTGACGAATTGGTGGATGAATCCTTTGTTACTACACGCTTACCTCTGCGCGGTTTGTGCATTTCAGTAAGACGAAAAGTAAGAATAACGTCGCCCTCATGAACGTCATTACCGTCTTCATCCTTACCGACAACCTTAACCGCGCTCTCATCCTTTTTCAGCTTAGCGGTATGACCAACAAGATTCGCCGCACGCTGAACCTTGAATTGATCTTTCTGAGCATCTGCGTAGGGAGTCTTGAGAACAAGAGTCTTATTCGGATTGCCATTCTCGACCTCAGCGGCCCATTCCTTAACCACCTGAAGATAAGGGTTTTCGCTCTCCGAGGGCTCGTACGTACCAAATGAGATTTCGGCCATGTTATTGTTCCTTTTCTTGAATTAGACGAGTTCTTCGTCTAGGATAATGGGCATACCGTTTTCATAATCATAACCCTGTTCAGCCCAGAAAATCATGTCATAAAATTCTGCGTCGGATGCCATGTATCAATTATCTCTATTAAACAGGCATAAGTCAAGTTCAAAATTTAATTTCATAAGGACTATCTACAAGTACCACACCACCAGGAACTACTTTAGCTTTCAATCCTCCACGAATAACGTTTCCACTAACAATGTCATCAAAAGTAAGTGTGGCACTAATTTTACGTGATAGACCAGCAAAACGACTTACATAGTTATGCTGATATGGACAATCTTCTGGACAACTCTCTTTAATGTGTTTATGATTTTTTTCACAGTCTTCATCACATTTAAAACTGTGTTTGTTTACTGGACTTAAACGCTCAATATATGCTTTTGCTCTAAGATAAAAAGCAGAATCAAAAATGTATTCTTCTTTCCATGCACCAATTTCAGTAGGGTGAACAATAAGATTGTCGGGTATTTCATCGGTAAGTAAATGTAGAGAATCAGTATCAGCATAAGCAAAAACATCATAATTTAATTGAGCATGAGTTATTGTATAACTCCTCGCATACGCAGTAATAAACACACCCATTGCTGTATAAATAGGCTCAATCTCTTCAGGTTTACCAACTTTAAATTTAACTCTTCCATCCTCTAATACTGGATAACGACCAGTAACATCAGGATTAGTAGTAAACTTCCCGAAAA